GCCGATCCGGGCCGGATCCAGCGGCTTCGATGCGTCCAGGTCGCGCGTGCCGATATAGATTGCAGCGCCGCCGAACAGCCGCGCGCGCTTGAGGTTTTGCATCGTCTTGCCCTGCAAGCCCAGACGCATTTCCTCAGCTTCAATCGCGCTGATCTGCACCGCATCGGCTTGCCATTCCCGCCATTCACGGGTCGCATCCTCAGCGGGCAAGTCCACCACGTTGCGGGCAATGGCGCTGGTGCGATACATGGCGACAAGCTGATCGTCGGCAATCGTGGTGTTGTAATAATGGGTGTGCGCAGCCTTGTCCCGGTCCGTGCCGAGATTGGCGACGATGTTGCGCAGGCCGTCCATGATTGTCATAGTATTTTTCGCCAATCCATGTGCTGGGATGATATCAAAGGCTCAACCGCGTATCGAACAGCGTCCCATCCGTGGTTGTGCGCATCGATGATCTTCGTGCCAACGTCGCCCGCATCGTTCACCTTGTAGCTGTAAAGCCGCGCTTCCCGCTGCATGTTAGCACAATCGGGGTGAATTACAATACGCGCAAAGTTCCGAAGGTACGCGATGCCGTCCTCGATGCTGCCGGGCCACTTGCGAACTGATCTGGCCAACGGCAGGCCGTGCCGCTTCAAATGGCTGATTGCGGCGGGGCTGGCGCTGTCCCAACGGCTTATCTGGCGGTCAAAGCCTGGAATGGCCGATTCAACGGCGGCTGGCGTGTCGTCGTATTCCATCTGCTTGCCGAACTTTTCGCGCCTGATCCAGATATCCGCACCAAACACCCACACTTCAACCGCAGCCGTAGGGTCTTGTGAATAGCCAAAATCCCCGCCGAAATATGGCCCATCCCAATCGTCGCGCGGTTCAAAGTCTTCAACATGCACTTTGCCGTGAAAGACTTGGGAGTTGCTGTTTTGCAGGTAGGCCCCGTCCCACACATGTGCGTATGTGCCGGGGTCCAGCCGCTCTTGCTCTCGCCTGCGCAGCTTTTCCAGTCCTTCGGGGAAGAACGGATTGTCGGCCCAGTTGATTTCGACCACGATTGCGGAGTCGGGCGGGTTTTGCCGGAACCGCTTGTCAACAGGGCTGGATTCGTCGCGAGGGTTCCATAAAGCCCATATCTCAGACTTCGGCTGCCGAAAAACTGTAGCTTCCAAGGCCAGCCAACCGCTTTCTGGTATATCCTCGGCTTCCTCGATTATGGTCAGATCGATCTTGGCCAGTGATTTTATAGATTGCTCGTTGCGGCGCAGCCCCTTGAATATGAACTCAGTCCCGTTTGCGCCTTTGATGTAATCGACGCCCACGTCGTAATGGGCGGAAAGGAACGGTGTCGAGTCGATGGCAAATTTCAATTCGGCGTGAAAGCTGTCCTTGATGCTGACCTGGAACTCTCGGACGCAAAGCACCTTCATTTTGTCGGCATAGCCCCACACAGCGGCCATCAGGGCGGCGCTGTATGACTTGCCCGCCCCTCGACCACTGAACAGCGCACGGTAGCTGACAGAGCCTCGTGGTGCGGCAAAGACCGGCACCAGCTTTTCCGGCAATTTAATCGTCGCGCTGGTCATCAGACTTTGCAGCTTCGATCACGATCCGAGTTGGTGTCATGCTGCCGTCCTCGCTAACATGGTTCACGTCGGACGTTTCGCGCCACCGGGCGCGCGTCTTGAGCCAGAATGTCATGGACGCCGTGTCGCCGCCTTTGGCTTTGTTGAACAGCGCGCCGCCTATCGTGGCGTTTGCTTTCGCCATAGATAGGTCCAACTCGTCGCGGTAGTGCAGCCGCAACGTCTTTTTGTCGATACCTATCACGCGGGCAATCATGTCCTGGGTCGTGCCGACAGTCGCGTGAAGCTCGACAAGCTTGCGCTGCGCATCGGTCGGCGCGTGCTGTTTGCGTCCACAGGGTTTTTTAGGCATTCCATCCATACGTTAAATATAGCGCGGGGAATTATTGTTGGCAAGGCGCGAACGGCTGGCCCGTCGCCTCAAGCGTGGCGGTCTGGCCGGTGAAGTTCTGCCAGCGGGTGATGATCACGTCGCAATATTTGGGCTGCAACTCCATTGAATAACACACCCTTCCTGTTCTTTCCGCACCCATAAGTGTTGACCCGGACCCTCCGAACGGCTCCACGCACAATCCACCAGTTGCAAGACTTGAACGCATCACCCGTTGCATCATTTCAACCGGTTTAGGTGTTGCGTGACCGTGCCGTTCTTCTCTGGTCACGCGCCCAAACCCCCACACGTCGGTCATGTTGTCATGGGCGTTGTCAAAATATGCCTGCGTTGCATAAAATTCGCGCTTGAGTTCGTCATAGTCGCGCTTGAGTTCGTCGTAGTCGCGCTTGAAAGCTTCACCTTTTGCTTCAGTTTGCCACGAATTATACACGTCTTTAGTCGGGAAACTCCACTGTGACTTGTCAAACCAATGACATCCGCTAGTTTCCGAATGTTTAGCCAATCTTTTAAACTTGGCAGTATTCCATCCGGTTTTCTCTTTTTCTTCTCGTAGATAATTCACGACTGAATCCCACCCTTCCCAGTAATTATCCGCATTATTGTTGAAGCCCTGTTCGCCCAACATAAAGAAAAGACAATGCTCGGTTGCGGTCGGAAACATTCTGTGCTGTTCGCTACTCATTCCCTGCCCGTGTTTCTTGTCCCAAACAATCTGGTTTCGCATTGTCATCCGCTCCGAACCAGACAATCCGCCATTATACCAAAGCCGCCACAAGTCAGGTGCATTGCCCCATATATACGCGCTGGCGTTATCCTCAAGAACACACCTGAACGTCGTCCACCATTCCATCTGGAATGCGTCTAGCTTGTCTTGATACAAATTGTCGTTTGCGACACCTTCGCCTTCTTTACCCATTCCGTAAGGTGGATCAGCGTGGAGTAATGCAGCCTTCTGCCCATCCATCAGCCGCTCCACCGCGTCAATGCTGGTCGAGTCACCGCACATCAGCCGATGCCGCCCCAGCAGCCACACGTCGCCCAGAACCGTCACGGGCACGGCAGGCGCGTCAGGCACCGCGTCGGGATCGGTCAGGCCCTCGGTGGCGTCCAGTGTCAGCGCGGCTATCTCGCCGATATCAAACCCGGTCAATGACAGGTCGAACCCCTCAGCGCCCAGGTCCTGCAACTCGATCTTGAGCAGATCGTTGTCCCAGCCTGCGTCCAATGCCGTGCGGTTGTCTGCCAGCATATAGGCGCGGCGCTGCGCCTCGGTCAGGTGCGCCGCGTCAATCGTCGGCAGCGTATCAAGCCCCAGCTTCTGGGCCGCCATGACGCGCCCGTGACCCGCCACAATGCCGTTCTGCCCGTCCGTAATGATCGGGTTGAGAAAGCCAAATTCACGGATCGAGGCGGCAATCTTGTCAACCTGATCGGGGCTGTGGGTCCGGGCGTTGCGTACGTACGGTATCAGCGATGCGGTCGGAACCGTCTTATATTGGGGAAATTTCGGTGCAGGCATCATTTTATACTCCTCCCGGCAGCCGTATGTTCGCGCCAGAATTTAACGGCGGCGGCGCGTGGGGCGGGCATCATTGGTCTGTTCCCGCATCGACATGCCTCTGGGCTTCCATGTAGGCTTCGTAGTGCATCGCCTTGAGATACATCAAGACACGCGCGTCATTGGAGCCCTGAAGTTCCTCGGTCCGTTGGCGTTTGAACTTCCCGCGTTTGTTGTTCACAACTGACATTGCCGCCTTTTTCCAGCGCAAGGCGGCTTTTGTCTTGATGTAGGAATCAGTCTTGTCAAGCCGCTCCATTTCAAGAGTTTCCAGTTTGACTTCAATGTTCACAATGATGGCCGTAAGGACGGCAAACGCATCGTCACAGTCATCCTCGTTCTGTATTTCGTCAACTGTCCACCCATCTGTTATCTCAATAATGGGAACGTGAATATCTTCGCTCATTGGTCTGTCTCCTTCAAAGCATACAAATAAATCCGCGATTTGCCGGTGCAGGCATCATAGCTTGACCCCCCCTTTTGCGCGGCGTTGTGCATGGCACGCCCTTAACCGCGAATGCTACCATGCAGTCAGTAACGAGCTTGTCGGGGTCGATACCAGCCATGCGGAGCACGTCCCTACCATCCCGCGAGTTTGCCCACAATTCAAGGGTTTTCAGCGCCCGGCCTTTGTTCTTTTTGGATTCCCTTGAGGCATGGCGAGTTGCGTCATCAGTCATCACCAACCCCCCATCAGAATGTCCTGCACGCGCTCCATGTCCGGCTCAGGCTCTAGCAGCAGCCGGACGGCCTCGGACAGCGCGTCACG